TACAAAGAGGCCAATTACCCGTATAATATAGAAAAGATAAATTATGAAAATCCTTACACTGGATAACAGAACATACAAGTTAGAGAAGATACCTGAATGGGTTGATGAGAATTTAAGATTCGCAGTACTAGACAATTCAGATCCTGAAAATCCAGACTTCTTCTACATTCCGTTGATATTCTTAGAGAGCTTTAATGCTCCGGCGGCAGTGTTGGAGATTGGACCACACAAAATAAAGATGCCGTTGGATTGGAAGATGTTGATAGGCGAAGCAGGACAATCTGAGATGCACGTGTTACCAATCACAAGTTTAAACGACAGAGGCTTTGATGCTTTCACATTCAATCCGTTATCAAGTCCTAAACCAGATTTCTATCCCATAGACGTTGTAGACATATACACAGAAGTTAAATGGTATTTCCCTAAAATTAAATCAGGACAGATGTTGGCTGTGCCATTAAGCAATGGGCCAAAACCAATGTGTGCCTACTTCGTTAAGGACATCTCGAGGCAGTGTGAACAGGTGGACTATGGCTCCGTCTGGTAGGAAATCAATCACAATTGACGCACCAATCCTTATAACCAGTAACAAGATTGCTGTGTGGATGGATGAAGACTGGATGCACAACTTCTTTGACTTTATGAGAAAACACAAATTCCAATTTTCAGGTTTACAACACAAAAACAAGAAACTAAAATTAACATTTGTAACAGCAAAAGAATGCACAATGTTTGCACTAAAATATGCCAGCAGAAAAAAATAGAAAATTTTTTGATCTTAGAAACGGGCTGAAAGCAGTAGACTTCCGTAATAAAGATTACTTTGATAGGATAGACGAGAAGGAGAAATCTTTATACTCTCCTTATATGTTGATGAGATATGTTTCGAATGTATCATCAAAGGATCCTTTCTACGTAGAACACTACGTGGAGATGGTCAATGAATGCGTAAACAAACACTGCTTCACACTAGGCAAACACAAGAAACTGCTATGGATACTTACATCAATGTGTGGTGCAGAAACACAACAGTTTCATCCATGGCTAAAACCAATGAAGCGTGTACCAAATAAGAGTTTAAAGAAACTACAGGCCATATACCCGACCTGGAAAGAAACAGATTTGGAAACTCTGGATAAAGTTATCACAGATAGAGAACTAGAAGATTTAATAGAAGCACATGGCATCGACAAATAAATGCACATATTGTGGCAAGGAATTTGCCAAAGAACGAACACTGCAAGTTCATCTATGCGAACCTAAGAGAAGGTATCTTCAACGTGATGAGAAATGGGTAGTGAATGCATTCATGGTGTTTCAGCGATTCTATCAGATACACCAACATAACTCAAAGCCAAAGATATACGATGACTTTGTAAAAAGTTCTTACTACAATGCTTTCGTAAAGTTTGGCCGATTTATAATGCATATCAATCCGTTGTATCCAGAGAAATATATAGACTATGTGTTACAATCAAAAGTTAAACTAGATCACTGGGCAAGAGATGATCTTTACGAAATGTATCTTATAGAGGCTTTGAAATCAGAACCCGTGGAGGCCGCACTACAAAGAAGCATAGCCACAATGATGGACTGGGCTACAGAACAGAATGCACAATGGTCTGACTACTTTAGACTTGTCAACAAGAACAGAGCAGTTCAACACATACAACAAGGTAAGATAAGTCCATGGCTGTTGCTAGGTTGCAACGCAGGCCAAAGGATGTTAAAATCATTTAACGACGAACAATTACAAATGATTGAAAAATTTATAAACACAAGTTTCTGGCCTAGCAAGTTAAAGAGCTATCCTGCTGATCTAATGTTGGTACAGGACACAGCAAAGGAGGCCAAAATTGTCTAAGATTGATTTAGAAGTTTCTGATAACTTAGAATTTGAGGACGGAGATTGTGCTGTAATAATAAAAGAAGACGGATCAATAGGAAGAGTAATAATGCCAAAAGTAAACAAAGACATATTGAAAACACAAGGTTATAGAAAACTGTTAGATGTATTGGAAGTGTTACAACCAGGATCAAGAGATAAGATGATCCAACATGCTGAAAAAGATAAAGGGAGCATACACTAATGCCTGATGTAGATATAGATTTTTTTGATCGAGATAACACATTGAAATTATTTAAACACACACCTGCCTCAATAATCAAAGACGGCAAATCAGAGAAGCACAAGACAGGGGTATACTTCCATGTTGTTCCTGAACATCCAGTTACCGGACACGCATCATTGGATTACAAGAATGCAGAGGACAGGGGGTACTTCAAGATAGACTGTCTGAATGTGAACATATACAAGGATGTCAAGTCGGAACAGGAACTTGTTGCACTGATGATACAGGAGCCGGACTGGGATATGCTGAAAGATCCAAAGACCGTGGAAAACCTTTTCCACCTTAATGGCCATTTCAACATCGTGTCCAAACTGGAACCACGAACCATAGAACAACTTGCGGCCGTATTGGCAATCATACGTCCTGCAAAGAGACACCTGATGCACAAAGATTGGGTAGACATAATGAAAGAAGTATGGACCAAACCAACAGATGGTAGTTACTTCTTCAAGAAATCACACGCAGTAGCATACGCACAAGCCATAGTGGTGCAAATGAATTTGATCAACAGGACTAAATATAGTTTTGATGCACCATCAGAAAACTAAAAAAAGAATCAAAAAAAAATCCAAAACAAAATCCAAGTCTTCGCTTCGTTCAGAGAGTAACAGTTATCAGCCGGATAGTCCTTTAACACAACACTATCTTACAACTGGTGCTATATTGCCTGAAAAGAAAGACTAGGTAGGTCTTCGTACTAATTGGATAGTTCTTCTTTTTACCCGTTTCTTCGAAATTTCAGAAAGTCTTACTGTTGGTCCGTGTACTATTTCGATATCTTTTGCATTAAGTGTAACTAATGTTGAACGGAAATATCTAAAATCGCCTTTGAGAAATATATTAATTGGTAATTTACGATTTGATTCGTGCCACCAAGTTTCTCCACATTTTAAGAACTTCATCTTGTCCTGTGGCATCATAAGCCTACCATAGTCATAGAAACTGATAACATTGGTGTCCTCGTTCTGAACTATGCCCACATACTCCAGATCGCCCTTTCTGATCAGGCTTAGAAACGGAAACTTGTCTCTTAAGGTGTTAAAAATCTCGTTCATTCTATATCTATAAATACTGTTAAATATGTATTATGCAAACAGTACAAAGGTATTTAATAAATCAATTGGTAATAGCCTATATAAATGGTTTTACCGGAAGGAACTCAAAAGTGTACGATAGACGCTTAACACTGCATAGAGGGGTATCAAATCCTGTGTCGTTCACGTTCAAAAACGAGGACCAGAAGGCACAAGACATCACTGCCAAGACTTACGAGTTCAATATGATAGATTCAGAAAGCAAAAAAGCAGTTCTCACAAAGACGTTGAGCATACTGGACGACGGTTCAACAGTGAGCACAAGGGGTGATGCTAGTTGTACAATCACAGAAGGTGACCTATTACCACTGGATGCAAAGTTCTACAACTTCGCCGTGCGTGAAGTGAAATCAGATGGCAGTAGAGAAATCACGTATGCAGATACAGGATATGCGGCCGCAGGCACAGTAGAGTTGTTAGATGGTGCTTATCCAGAATTTGTGGCTAGTACAAGTGTTTCTAGTTTCACAGCATCAGGTGGTCCATTGACCTACACATCAGGATCTATAGATGCCAAACCTGGTATCAATAACAATAAAGCGTTACACACCATTGCAGTATACACAAAGAACTTTACTGGAACTTTAAGAGTACAAGCAACAATGAGTGCCTCCCCAAGCACATCAGATTATTTTGATATTACCATGGAAGATGCTGGATCTAGTACAAATTCTTTCACTGACTCAAGCACAGTTACCAATTTCAACTTCACGGGTGTTTATCACAGTGTGAGATTCAGTTGGGGCAACGACAGTGATAACACTGGCGTGATTGACAAAATCCTATATAGACAGTAAAATAATATAGATTATGAATCTTATACAGAATACAATTCTGACTAGTCTGCCTGCGAACAGAAAGAAGACCCCAAGCGGATGGATCAGTTTCAACGCACCCTGTTGTGTTTACAACGGTGAGACCGCTGACAAGAAGAAGCGTGGCGGACTGATGACCAGTGTTGATGGCACAGTAAGTTACCATTGTTTCAATTGTGGATATAAAGCAAGTTATGTGATAGGACGTAAACTAACCTACAAGATGAGACAGTTCATGAGTTACATTGGAATTCCTGAAGACACAATACGTAAATTGGCCATAGAAGCCATGCGTGAGGAAGAAGGAGATGTGAAGTATGAGAAGAAAAAATTTGTAACATTCAAGAACAAGACACTGCCCAAGAACGCACACAAACTGGATGTATGGCTAGAGAAGTACGTGGGCAATGATCTCACAGAGCCACAATGGAAAAAGATAGACGGACTGTTAAAGTATTTAGAAAGCAGGGGCATAGGTGCAGACTGGTATGACTTTATGTACTCTCCAGATAAAACTTGGGACATCTATCAAAGATTACTGATACCTTTCTATTGGCGAGGTGAGGTTGTGGGATTCACAGGCAGGATGTTTGAAGAGTCAGAAGGTGTGAAGTATTACACAGATGTGTGGCCAGGATATGTGTTTAACATGGATGCACAGGACTGGACAAGAAAGTTTGTAATAGTTACCGAAGGACCGTTTGATGCAATAGCCGTTTCTGGTGTGAGCATACTGGGATCGGAGATAAATGACACACAGCGAGAGTTGATTGACGGACTTGGTAGACAGGTAATTGTTGTGCCAGACAGAGATGCCCCAGGACAAAAATTGGTAGACCAAGCAACAGAATTTGGATGGAGTGTGGCTTTTCCAGAATGGGATAAAACGGTTGGCGATGTGGCGGATGCTGTGTTAAAATATGGTAGACTGTTTACTATACAGTCGATACTGAAAACAACTGAGTCAAGCAAACTAAAAATAGATTTGAAGAGAAAGATGTATGGCTGAATACACATTTGATGTACAGAAACTTTATATAGAGATGCTTCTGGCTGATGCGGAATCATTCGCTAGGGCACAGAACATATTCAAACCAGAATCGTTTGATCGTAAACTGCAACCTATTGCAAAATTTGTAAAAGACTACATGGATGAATACAAAGTGATGCCAGAGGTTGAAATAGTAAATGCACAACATGATATAAAACTTAAATCAGCAAAAGATCTAGATCCAAGCCACTTCAATTGGCTGTTGGACGAATTTGAAACTTTTTCAAGACACAAGGCACTGGAACATGCGATACTTCAATCAGCAGACTTGCTGGAGAAGGGTGACTATGCTCCTGTTGAGGACATGGTCAAGGACGCAGTGAATGTTGGACTGACACGTGATCTCGGCACAGACTACTTCGAAGATCCAAAGGGAAGATTAGAAGCACTTAAAGACAATAACGGACAGATCAGCACAGGATGGCAGAACCTTGACAAGAAACTGTTTGGTGGTTTCAACAGAGGAGAGCTGAACATCTTCGCAGGAGGTTCGGGTGCAGGTAAGAGTTTGTTCTTACAGAATCTTGCAGTGAACTGGGCACAGGCTGGACTGAATGTTTGTTACATATCCTTTGAATTGAGTGAGCAACTTACAGCGATGAGGCTGGATGCGATGATGACGAATATCCCAACTAAGAAGGTGTTCCCCGAAATTGATAATGTTGAGATGAAGGTCAAGATGCTAGCCAAGAAGTCGGGTAATTTACAAATTAAGTATTTGCCGAGTGGTAGTAATGTTTTAGATGTAAGAACATATCTTAAAGAACTAGAACTTAAGAACAAGAAAAAAATAGATTGTATACTAATAGACTACTTGGATCTAATGATGCCTAAGAGCAAAAGGATAAGTCCGGCAGACTTGTTCATCAAGGACAAGTATGTGAGTGAGGAACTGAGGAACTTGGTCGTAGAGAAACAGTGCGTGTTGGCAACAGCATCACAGTTGAACAGGGCATCAGTTGAAGAGATAGAGTTTGATCACAGCCACATATCAGGCGGGCTATCTAAGATACAGACAGCAGATAACGTGATAGGTATATTCACAAGTAGGGCAATGAAGGAACGTGGCAGATATCAGATACAGTTCATGAAGACTAGAAGTAGTAGTGGGGTGGGACAAAAAGTAGATTTAGAGTTTGATGTAGACAGTTTACGTATCAGAGATCTAGCAGATGATCCGGAATACAAACAGTTTGACAAACAGCGAAGTACAATATATGATTCCTTGAAACAAACATCCAAGGTATCTGCAAGTGATGGCACACCAAAAGATGCAAGGCCAGATGTACCAGATCCTACAAAAGGCGATACAATAGGCAAAGTAAAGGCTACTGTAGAAGGTGGTAAACTGAGACAACTTCTTAACGAACTGCACTCAGATGAAGAACAGTAATGACATCAATTACATCTACGAGAAATTAAGTTCTCTCTATCCGTATTATTCAAACAAAAAACCTAAAGCAAAAATATATTCAAAAGCATACACCAGTCTCATAGGTGTGATGCTGTCAGCACAAAGTCAAGACAAGAGAACAGCGATTGCCTGCAATCAACTTTTTGCGTTGGCAGATACACCAGAGGCAATGTTAAAACTTTCGCAAGAGGAGATTATTGAAGCGATCAAACCTGCAGGATTGTTCAATGCAAAAAGTAAAAACATTCTTGCAACAAGTAAGATGTTGTTAGAAAAATTCAACGGACAGGTACCTAAGACACAGAAAGAACTAATGACACTTCCTGGCGTGGGACGAAAGAGTTCGGACATTGTCATGAGATTTGTTTTTGGTGAACCTCACATAGCAGTGGACACCCATGTGTTCAGAATGCTGTGGAGACTAGGTTGGGTAGACAGTCTTGACGAGGGTAAGGCATCAATAACGGTAAACAACACAACACCAAGCAAGTACAAATACGGTGCCCACATGTGGTTGATAACACATGCCAAGAAGGTGTGTAAGTCTCGATCCCCGATATGTGATCCTTGTGTGTTGAGTGCCGCATGCGACAAGAGAGATATCAATATTCCTAAAAGTAAACTTCGCCAAAATTTACAGTCATAATAATATACGCAGATAAATATATTTGCTCAAGGCAACACAGGCAAATATAAAAGCATAGGCAAATGAAAGACAAACAACTAAACGACATAACAAGGCTGTACGATAGATTCATTAGGCAATGTCCAGGCACAGAAGAATACACGCAAAGGCTAGCCGAGGAAACTCAGATCATCCTTCAACTACGTTTCGTAGACTACTTCATCCAAATATGTGACATCATTGCAATGACACGAGACATACCGCACATGACACGTGGTAGTGCTGGTTCGTCATTGGTGTGTTACCTGCTGGGCATAACAGATGTGGACCCAGTGGAGTGGGACATACCCGTGGCAAGATTCCTCAACCCTAACAGGGATGACCTCCCTGATGTGGACATAGACTTCCCCCATCACAAGCAGAACGAAGTCATGCAGAGGATATTCAAGAAGTGGCCCGGACGCAGTGCTAGGATATCTAATTACGTGCTCTATAAGGATAAATCAGCAAGGCGTGAAGCGGCCAAACGATTGGGTGTCAAGGGTAACCTACCCCGCAGGTTCACATACGATTCACTAGGCATCGATGTCAAAGAAGCCAAAAGGATCGAGAACAAATTGAAAGGCAAGAAGAGATGCATATCAAAACACTGCGGAGGAATACTGATGTTTCAAAGACAATTACCAAAAAGCCTGTTCACGGCAGAAAATCAAATACTACTAGACAAGAACGAAGTGGAGGACCTAGAACACCTGAAGGTGGACATTTTAGCCAATCGTGGTTTGTCGCAACTCATCGAGATAGATCCCACAATGAAGTTGACAGACTATCCACAGGAAGATGCCGCTACCTCGGACCTTTTGTGTCGAGGAGACGTGTTGGGAGTGACACAGGCAGAGAGTCCGGCAATGCGGAGACTGTTCAGAGCGATACAACCAAAGAGTAGTAAGGACTGTGTGTTCGGTACTGCACTGATAAGACCAGTTGCGGTGTCGGGACGTAAGAAAGCAACCATGTTCCATGACTGGAGCAAGGAGCGTATGAGCGACACCATAGTGTACGAAGACGATGCCATAGACAGGATATCTGAAGTGCTGGGCATAGACAAGTATGAAGCAGATATGTACCGACGTGCGTTTGCAAAAAAGAATGAAGAGAAGATAATGCAGTTCATCACCAAACTGGGTGACCATCCACGCAAGGATGAGATAATCACAATGCTACAATCACTTTCTGGTTTTGGATTGTGTAGAGCACACGCTGTCAACTTGGGTAGACTGATATGGGCACTCGCATATCAGAAAGCACACAACCCTGAGAAGTTTTGGAGATCGTGTCTTAAACACTGTCATGGATCATATAAACGTTGGGTGTATAGGACAGAAGCAAAACGTGTTGGCATAGATGTTGTAACTCCGAGCAAATCCGACAAGTGGGACACTCCGGAATTCCAATATAGGAAATACGGTTGGTGGAGCCAAGAAGATTTCATGCCAGGCATGTATGTTAGAGAATTGTATCTTGATAAAGTGGAGTTCGCAGGAATGATAGCCAACGGCAGGGTGTTCAGGGGAGATAAAGGAAGATACGTTACTTTCTTAACCTTGGGAGTTGGCAACGGACAGTACATAGACGTGACCATAAAGAAAGCATTCGCTTACAGCGATTACGATGTTGTACGTGGTCAAGGCACAATAAGACACAGCAACAATTCAGACTATGTGGAGTGTTATGATTCAAAAGGATTCCAACTAGAGAAATACCTTTAAATAGGTACATGCAAAAATTCAACGGTTGGTACATACCTGATTACGATACGCACTATACAGAGTATCTAACTTCAAAGGGATTTGAATATCAGAAAGAGCCCAGGGATCATGCTTTCACACAAACGAAAAAATTTAGAACTGCATTAGACATAGGTGGGAACATAGGATTCTGGAGCAAGAATATGTGTGAACGTTTTAAGACTGTGGAAATATTCGAACCAGATGCATCAAACGTCGAATGCCTTAGATCGAATCTAGAAGGGCACAACAATTATAATTTGCATCAAATAGGTCTAGGTAACAAGAACACGCAGAAACAGTTCTATAAATCTCACGTGAGTTCCGGGGCACATACTTTCAATCCAGCACACATACCTGCAGGTGGAATTACTAAAAGTGTTTTGGAAATAAAAACATTAGATTCATTCAACCTAACAGATGTAGATTTCATAAAGATAGACACACAGGGCAGTGAACTGGAGATCTTAGAGGGTGCAAAACAGACATTGACAGAAAACAAGTGTGTGCTCAATGTAGAGATAGAACAGAAGAATCCGGAACAAGTAAAGGCGGGCAGACCCATATTCGAATTAATGGAATCACTTGGTTACATCAAACTAGTTAGATTCAAAAGGGACGAAGTTTTATTCGCGAAGCGTAAGCGTTAAATTACCAAATATGCGTTTTTAAGAAATAACGCGAAGCGTTAAAAAGCGTAAAGCCGGCCTGCCCTTCTTTGAGCTGACCGACTCCACAGTGTTTGAGAACTAGAATGTAAACTTGATTCCAGCCGCCATGTTTGTTGTGTCCACACCAGTCGGTTTGTCCGTCATCTCGTAGCCAGCGTATGCACTGAAGTTCTCGCCGATTTTCTTTTCTGCGCCGAACGTAGTGTATTTGTTGCCGTCCACTATCTCACCATAACCCGCTGAGAAAGTTGTTGCACCTATTGTGTGCGACGCAACCACTTCATTAGCCTTAGTGTCTAATGATGTGCTTTCTACAGATTTGATTGTGTGTGAGTAACCAATTGATGTTTCGTCAGTTAGGTCGAATGTAACACCCGCACCCTTGTACTCGATTGAGTTTACTTTGTCATCTGTGTATGCTACACCGATGTTTAAACTATCAGTCAAGTCCATGGAAGCCGCAGTCTCGTACACGTCAACGCCTGATTTACCAGTTGCACCGTCAACTTTTACCAAGTTGTCGATCTGGATTGCACCTAAACTGTTAGAGTACGCAACTGTGTGCGAGTCCCTGCTGAACAGTTTCTGTGCGGCACTTCCGCCGAATTCTGGGAACACATCTGTCTTAGATGTAACAGCACCCTTAAACACAGAGTCCTGTCTTCCTGCTGATAGCACACCTTTGTCACCCATGTCAATACCAGCGTAAGCCAGTTTAGAGTCAAATGGTGTTGAACCAGAGTCATCCGCGTCGATTTCAACTTCTAACTTGGCGAAGCCATCGATACCCTCTGAAAGGTTGCTTGTTAAGTCAACACCGATTGAAGAACCGTTGTTCTCCGCTTTCGATGTCGCCACGCCTGAAGCATTCTCGTTGTTTGAGATCATGTAGTTCAAAGAACCATACACTTTCATCTCGGCCGCTTCAGCCGGCGCCGGTTTCATAACCGACCATATGGCAACAAGTGCGATGATAATCGCCACACCTATAGCCGCTTTTTTCTTTGTCATTTTCATAGATTGTTTTTCTCCCGTATCTATATGATTGTAATGCGATCACTGGCCTAGTGACCGCTCTGGATTGTAAGGCATATTTATCTAAATTGCAACCATTAAGTGTAACTTTTATTACCAAAATAGTTTACACCTGTGTCTTTGCAGTGTATAATTAAGGATAGCAACAGGAGGTTCACAATGGGCATACACTACGATTACAAGAACACCAGAGGTGCAAAGAAATTACAGAAACAACACGAACGTGAACAGCGTAGGCTGAGGAAGAAGTCACAGGAGATGCCGGAACAGAAACCAGACGAGTCCCGACCACTCACGCTGGACATGATCACCGACCCCGACAAATGATAAACCAGAGGCTGTTCGACCACTACCGCATCAACACCCAGAAGGATCTCAAGATCCAGACCATATGCTCGCGACCATTCGACACTGTGCTGATAGACAAGCAGGGATCTTGTTACGCCTGCGAGTGCACCAGTTGGTTGCCACAGAGCGTGGGGAACCTGCAGGTCAGGACCTTGGACGAGATAATCGCAGGCCCCATGCACAGACAGATGCAGGACAGCATAACTGATGGCACCTACCGATACTGCAACGAACACCAGTGTCCCTACATACGCGGTGGTGACATGATGGATCACAAGGCCGATCACATCAAACACCTCAGGCTGGCCATAGACGACAGTTGCAATCTCAGGTGTCCCAGTTGCAGGAAGGGGATGATATTCCACAAGGAGGGTTCCGCCTACAACCTGGGCATACGCCTCGCTGACAAGATTAACGATTGGTTGCACAGTTACCAACACCCCATACAGGTGCACATAGGATCCGACGGTGATCCATTCGCCTCACACGTGTACAGGCACTTCATGGAACACACGCCCGAGAGGGAGAACATCAAGTACAGCATACTGACCAACGGACTTATGTTCAAGGAGTTCCACACCAGGGTGCCCTATGTCATCAGCAACCTCAACGAGCTGGGCGTCAGCATAGATGGTGCCACCAAGGAGACCTACGAGAAACTGAGGCTGGGAGGACGTTGGGACAAGATACTGGAAGGCCTGGAGTGCATAGCACAGCAGAAACAGAAGCACGGATTTAGATTCATACTGCACTACGTGGTGCAGAAGGACAACTACCACGAGATGCAGGAGATAATAGACCTCGGAGAGCAGTACGGTGCTGACAGGGTCTGGCTCAACAAGATAGAGGACTGGGGCACCTTGGATGATTTCAAATCACAGGACATATGGGGTACACCCGAATACAAAAATCAGATAGATCAGTTGATCGATAGAATACAGGCAAGGGGCAACGACAGATTCATAGAGTGCCCTACTTTAGTAACTGAAGAGGCTCGTTGTAGAAGCAGAAACTGAACTGCAACCTAGGTAACTTGGCAGACTTGCCGATCTCCACTGTGTGTAATATATCACTACGCAACACTATAGGTCTATCACATTCCACCCTGTCTATCTCCCTGGCGTAGTCGTCGAACCAGACATTGTAGGTATCCTTTGTGTTCAACACAGGGAAGTTTATCTTGGCCACCACCGGTGGCTCGTCTTTGTGTATGTGTGTGATTATTTCTTCATTGTATATAGTGAAACTCATATCCCTTACCTTGAGTCCTAATTCATCGAACCACTGCCTGCAGGGATTGTTGGGTATCGAGAAATAGTCTTGTATCTCTTCCCTTGACAGCGTGTTCCAGAATACGCTTGGTGGTCTGTTGGCAGTGAGGCCTACGTAATAACCATAAAGGCTGTCAGCGATCTTCTGTTGCTTGTTGCAATTCAATATGTGATATGACTTCATCGTGCGTATTTAAATACTGTTGCATATGAAAATAGCCATTACTGGACATAAGAGAGGCATAGGACAAGAATTTTACAAGCAACTGGGCGTAATGGGTCACCAACTGGTTGGAATATCACGCAGTGACGGAGAAAACATCATGAGGACTATGCACACGGCATCACTGATAGAACCCTGCGACATGTTAATCAACAATGCCACAAGTATGTACGCACAGACGGAACTGCTGTTTGAGATATGGCATCGGTGGCAGTCCAGCGAAGACACACATCACATATGGAACATATCGACCGCGGTGTGTGGATGGGACGTGGACAGAGAGATAGAAGGGTTGACCATGAGGGAGTCTATGCAATATCGTAATCGCAAAACTAGCCTAGAGCTCGCACACAAACAATTACAGGCACAACCTAGTAAAATCAAAATGAAACTTATCAGACCAAAGAGCGTGAAAACACAAGAGTTCATCAATTCTCCTGACAGTGTGACGGCAGAAGAATATGTGAGAGCAGTACTAAAGGATCACTATGCTGAAACATTGGAATAAACTGCTGAACACAGATTGTGCCGTCATAGGCATAGGTGAGAGATTGGTTTACCCTATCTATGTCAGTGGTTCAACAAGTTTAAGATATGCCAGTGACCGGAGTTACACCAACGAACAAATAAATGCACTGGATCACATAGACGTGATCATCAGGAACCCCGACGAACGTTTCGTGTCGGGCATAAACGTTTACAGCATTCAAAACAATATCACGGTGCCCGAAGTTCATAGACTGGTCAAGGAGGACGGTCTCGTGGACAGGCATTTCTGTCCACAGTATGTGTGGTTGTGTCATCTATATAGATTCTTCAAAGGAACAGTGACGTTGAGACCACTGGATGCAATCGGTGACTACTGTGGCAATCACAATCATCGTAACAGATCAAAAATAATGGTAGACACCATTGCGGAGTTTGTCGATGTCGACCACAGGCTGATGGAACAACTAGGGCATACACAAAAGTTGCGAGACCTGATAGAAAGGTATAGAGATGTTTTGTCCTAGGCTTGATCATTTTATTAGACTGAATCAAGATGGGTCTGTGGGCAAGTGCGGACACATGATTAACGCAAAAGGATTTGACAGTTACGAGGAACTGGAGCACAGTGACTGGATGGCCAGCGTTCGCCAGACCATGGAACAGGGGCAATGGCCAGTGGAGTGTTTCAGATGCCAGCGTTCAGAGAAAACCAAAGGCGAGAGCATACGTACCAACAGTATCACAAGACACAAGATGCTACACCCAATAAAGAATGATTACCTTATCGTTGGCGGTGTGTTGGATAACGTGTGTAATAGTGCGTGTCAGTCATGCCATTCGGGACTCAGCACCAAGATCGGTAGTCTGGAATCGCGAGACTATCCACGTGTAGACAACTATGAGGTATTCAAAAAGTTGCCGCGGGAAAGAATAATAGAGTTTGATGTAAACGGCGGTGAACCTACCGCGAGCAAGAACTACAAGAAGATATTGAAGTCGTTGCCTGACAACGTAAAGATAGTCAGGATGAACACCAACGGCTCGAGAATGATCCCAGAACTTGAGGAAGTGCTGAAGAG